ACGAGGCCTCGCCCCGCTGGGACCCCTGCGCGCCTGTCACGTGGTCGGCAGACGACCCCGCGCTGGCGCGTGCCATGTCCAGGGCCGCGCGGATGGCCGCCAAGTTCTCGGGCCTGTCGCTGGTCCGCGTCCCGTCGGGCGGCGCCATCGAGGCCGCCTGGAACGACGAGTGGACAGAGGCCAACCACGCCGTGGGCATCACCGGCCCGGAGTTCTCGTGGGGGCCGGACGGCCTGCTCTGGATGGACCGGGCGTCGCTCGGGTTCAACACCGTCCTGGTCTCCGTGGGCGAGCGGAACCTACAGACCACGGTCATGCACGAGCTGGGCCACGCGCTGGGCCTCGGCCACGCCCACGACACCGTCGAGGTAATGGGCGGAAACTCCACGGTCCGCCGCTACCAGGCCGGCGACAAGGCTGGGCTGGCGGCCGTGCAGCGGGCCTCCTGCCGCCCCCAGGCCCCCGGTGCAGAATGAGCGTGCCGGCCGAGGCCGCCCGGGGTAGGTCCTCCCCAGGTCCCCCGTGGCCCGCCCGCCGGCACCCCCAAAGAGAGGCCCCCGGACGCGATCCGGGGGCCTCTCGCCACCTTGGGCTGGTACTTGCCAGCCCGGGGCGCGAAAGAGCCCCAGGGGCCCGTTTCTGGGCTCCTGGGGCTCCTCTGTACCTGGGTTCAGCCCGCGTTGACCCGCCAGCTGCCTGCCGGCACCTCCGAGAAGGTCGGCGACGCCAGGGGGGACGTCTTGCCCTGGTGGACCAGGGCGAAGACGGTGGTCAGCGCCGCGATCGCCAGGCCCTCCTTCTCGGTGGAGACGTTCAGGCCGTAGATCACGCCGAGCGCCAGGGACGCCTTGGCCAGCTCTACGGCCGGCGCGAGCCAGCTCTCGCTGGTCACGAAGGCCAGGTACAGCGCCGCGGCGCCGTTCAGGACGGCGGCCACCAGGCCGACGTCGCCCTCGCCGTGGAGGCCGATTGGGTCGAGCCAGCCGAAGCTGACCAGTAGGACGAGCACCGACTGGATGGCGCCCACCCAGACGACGGGCTGCCGCCCGAAGATTGTGCCTGCGTTCAAGGGGTCACTGCCTTCCCAGGTAGGTCTTGAGCTTGTTGAAGATCTGCTTGATGCTGGTGTCGTCGTTGCCGGGCTTCGTGCCCAGCAGCTTCGCCACTGTCCGGTCGGCCGCCTTGTCGGCGATCCGGTCCTCCTGCTCGGGGCTGATCACTACGTCGTCCTCCTCCCACTTCAGGACGAGCGGCGAGGGGCGCCACTCGTAGTCTGAGCCTGGGCCGTCGAGGCCGTCGCCGCCGGCGACGTACGAGGCCCAGAGCACGTCCGCCATGGGAGAGCCCTCGGCGTCGCACCCGAGGGTCAGGTGCATGTGCGGGGGCATGTCGCCGTGGCGGGCTGTGCGGTCCCGCCGGTAGGCGCCGGCGCCCATCTCCCTGGCGGTGCGCACCATGAGGTCCACCTCGGCCTCGGTCCTGTCGGTGGTCCGGAGGTCGAGGCACTTGGCCCTGTCGTGGGCGCCCTGGCTGGCCTCGGCGCCGCCGCCCAGGCGCTCCATGTAGGCGCCCTGCGAGAAGCCCGGCGTGAAGCCCAGCCGCGAGCTGTACTCCTGGAACCACTCCCACATGAACGCGGTCATGAGGACCGGCCGATCGTAGACGTCGGTCCCGACGCGGATCACGGTGAAGTCTGGCACCACGCCAGTCTGCCGCCGGCTAGCCCAGGTCGGCGCGTATGGGCGGCAGGAGCGGCGGCGGGTCCATGCCCAGGTCGATCCCGGCCTCAGCGAGCTTGGCGATTGCCAGCATGTCGAACGCCACGTGGAGCTGGTTGACCCTTCGCCAGGCCTCGCGCTCGTCGGCCCAGTCGGACTTGACGCGGTCGAGGTCTGCCCTGAGGGCGTGCACCTCGGCGTCGTGCTCGGCCTGCTTGCGGCCTAGCTCGGCCTCCAGCCTCTCGACGACGCCAGAGGCGGCCTTGGTGATTATCTCCGTGGCGTCTGCGCTGAGCTTGCGCCTGTTGAACAGGCCGGTCACCACCGCGCCGAGGATGGTCCCGACGCCTAAGGTCCCGAGGATGGCCACGACCACCTGGGTGCCGTCCACGTCAGGGCTCCCCGATGCGGCGCTTGACCTCGGCCTCGACCTGGGCCTCTAGCTGGGCCTCGTACTCCCGGTTGAGCAGCGCCTCGAGCTGGCCCCAGCGGATGAGGCAGGCCAGCCCCCAGGCGAGCACTATCCCGAGGGGCTGCAGGGCCGAGGGACCGACGACGAAGATCGCGACGCCCGAGTAGAAGATCGTGGTGGCCCCGACTGTTGCCGAGCCGACCTGCTCGACGATGACCCCGTTGATGGTCTGCCTGGCCATGCCCGCGAGGGTGATCGCGGAGCCCGCTGTCAGGAGAGCCCCCCAGGCCATGACTACCCAGCCGGGCAGGACGGCGTTCAGCGTCTCCGGCGCCGCGTCGAGGACAAGCGCCGTCAGGCCCCCGAACACCGACAGCGCGAGGATGAAGACGGCGCGGGGGTCCGCCGGGTACCTGGAGGCCGGCTTGAACACCCTCGATGACCAGCCGGATACGTGGGCCCAGGCGTGGGCCACCCTCCCGTCGGGGTTCCTAACCCAGCGTCGAATCATCGCGTCCCCAGCCCAAGAAAGTCGTTCTCCCCGTCGCGGCGACTGTACGACGCGGCGTCAGGCCTCCACTGCCCAAGTCACGCCGCTTAGGCTGATCCAAACGTTGGAGCCGACGTCCACGGTGGCAGCCTGCGCGGTGCCGTTGTACCCGATCAGGGCCAGGGCGTTGTTGGACGCCACCGTGCACTCGACCTCGTTGGGCCCCTGGGCGAGGGCTCGGAAGTTCGCGGGCACGTTCCAGAACACGGTGCCGATGACGCCGCTCTTGATGTACCCCCTGGCGATGAGCATCCCGTTGACGCGGCGGTACTGGGCGGGCCGGCCGCTGCCGCCGATGGACAGGCCTGAGTCGTAGTTCACCCAGGCGTTCTGGAGCTGCATGTTGATCCAGTCGGTGTCGCCCCAGGTGCCGACCCCGCCCAGGCACGCGTACCCGCCCGGGACCTCTATCAGCAGGACCGTGGCGCCGACGATCGGCATGGCCCCGACGCACGGGATGCTGGGGACGCTGGCGCCGGCCACTGTGGCCGTCACGTACCCGCCGGCGCGGGCGGTGACCACGGCCGTCCGGGTGCGCGCCGTCCGCTCGGACTGGCCCGCCTCCGCGAGTATCCGCTGGGCGGCCAGCGCCGGCGACCGCCCGTAGCCGCCGTCCAGTACGGCCCCTGGGTTGACGTAGCCCATCTCGGTCACGAGGTGGTCCTCCTCTCGCGGAAGGTGAGCTGCATGGCGTCGCCGGCCACGAACGGCAGGGTGAACGACTCCAATACGGTGGTCTGGTTGACGCCGGAGGCGGGCCTGATGACGCGGATGGTGTCGCCGGCCTCGTGGGCCGGGTTGGGCACGCAGGTCATGGTCACGCCCTCGGTGCCGCCGGTGACCCGGCGGAGCTCTGCCGCGGCGGCCGCGTCGGCCTGCGTCTGGGTGCCGACGAAGGCGTTTGTCACGAACTTCGGGACCTTGCCGTACTGGCCGAGGTAGTAGGTCGGGCTCGAGGGGTTGGCGTCCCACGCCTCCGATCGGAGCGGCGGGGAGATGTTGGGCGAGTCGCTGGTCAGGATGACGCCGTTGTACCCGGGGTCGTCGGACAGCGACCGGGACACGCCGGCCATGACCGCGTTCCTGCCGTCGCCGGCGTCCTGGTAGGTCCACACGACCGGGTCAGAGGTCGGGTCCGGGACAGTCCTGATGGTGAGGTAGCCGTCGGTGTCGAAGAAGGCCTCGCAGCCGGCGGACGCGGCCCACTCGGTGATGGCCTCCCACGGGTCCTTCTCCGGGTCCAGCACGACCAGCGCCGGGAACGTCTGCGTGACAGAGTGGGCGCGGTACTGGAGGTAGGGGTAGCGGTTCAGGGCGAGGCTGACGATGGAGTCGCCGACGTTCTGGCCGGCGGCCACGACCCAGGGGGTCGACAGCTTGTTCTTGCTGATGGTCCGGCTGAGGTCGTAGCCCTTGACCTTCAGGCTGGGCACCCCGTCGTCGTCGACGTCCGCCTGGGACACGCGGAACAGCCCCTGGGGCCACCAGAAGGGCGAGGTCTGCCCTGGCACGCTCATGCCGTACTGGACGCGCAGGAGCGTCCCGTACGGGCTCAGGGCGTCTGACGCCGAGGTCGGGATGACAGATGACACCAGGCCCGTGGTGCCGTCGCGCCACACGGGCGCGACGTCGAGGTCCAGCGACCTGCGGAACTGGGCACCCCTGTCCACCTGGACGGAGCCGCCTAGCACGGTGAAGCTCCTGGCGATCTGGGCCCCGCTTGGCAGCTCCGCGGTGACTGAGACGTAGACGGTGTGGCCCCGGCCGAGGATGTCCGCGTAGGCGACGGGCTGGCCGTTGCTGTCCGTCCCGTTGGTGGGCACGGAGTACACGGGTCAGGCCCCCCAGTCGGCGGTCAGCGGCTGGCCGGCGATTGGCCAGGTCTCGACCATGGCGAGCCTGAGCCTGCGGGCCCTGGTCGCGTCCACCTTGCGGCCGGCCGACCTGAGTATCGTCTCGCCCCAGTCCTCCCCGAGCCGGACCCACCGGTACCAGCCCGGCATGTCGCCCTGCAGGAGCAGGGTGGCCCGCTTGGCCCTGAGGGCCTTGAGCGACTGGTAGTCGGCCTCGCTGGGCAGGTACACCTCGGCCTGGATCGTGTCCCCCACGATTGCGTCGCTGACCGCGACGGGCAGGCTGGCGCCCAGGCCGCGGGTGAAGCCGAGAACCTCCGGCGCGGACAGCTCCAGGTCGCCCAGAACCCTGAGTACCACTAGCGCCCCGCTGGTGACCGTGGGGTCGCGCAGGACGAGCTGGTCGAACGTCGCCGTCGGGGAGGTGCCCGACAGCACCGGTGTCCCCCACACCTCGCCGACGACCACTCCGGTGGTGACCCGGTACTGCATCGACTTGTTGGGCGACGCCGCGGTGTCGTAGAAGGTGAGAGTGGCGGCCCCGGTCCCCTGGGTGACGATCGCGCCCACGGGGAGCAGGGCCCACTTGTTGGTGCCCGCCACCTGCCGCTCGACCTTGACCCGGCGGCTGATGGTGTCGGACGGCAGGACGACGTCCAGCTTCATCCTGTAGTCGGACGTGTTGTTGGGCGACGAGGCGCCGGGGTACTGCCACACGGGGGTGATGGAGGTGGCCGCGTTGGGCGGGGTGACGGCCATGGTGAACGAGGTGGCCGCGTAGCCCGCGGTGCCGCGGACGAACAGCAGGCTGCTGGCGTGCAGGGCGGCGAGCCGGTTGTAGGCCTTCATGGACCCCGAGATGGGCAGGTCCTGGTCCGGGTTCCACGAGCCCGTCGAGGCCAGCTTCCAGCCTGGCAGCCCGGAGGAGGCGTCGCGGGTCCAGCCCTTGGCCCGGTACGTGGTGCCGGAGACGGTGAAGTACGGGCCCTGCGCGTCCGACCCGAGGGCGGTGACGCCGGCCGGCGGCGAGGGCTGGCCGCCGGTCGGAGTCAGGCCGTACAGGTAGTCGGGGTTGGCCTCCATCGCCGCCTGGCCGCCTGGGAAGTTGGCCTGGTCGGCTGTCGCCCACACCACGGCCTGGTGGGCGTACTGCCCGATGCTGTCCGTGTCCGTGATGGTCCACGACAGGGTCGGCCTGGTCGTGGTGGTGACGCCTGAGATGGACTGGCTGGTCGGCGTCGGCGCCCGCACGTAGGAGACGACCGCGGACAGCTTGGCGACGTTGAGGCTGGCGGCGCCGCCCGCCCCGTCCACCATCTTCGTCACCACGAGCTGGACCCTGTCGGCGACGTCCTTGGGGAGGTCGCCCGTGGCCTGCCCGTTGTACGAGCCCACGGAGGCCAGCTGGAGGTCCGCGAAGGCCCCGGGCGACAGCGACTGGTTGCCGCTCCCCGACAGCGCGTTGGAGCCGTCGAACTTGAGGGCGTTGACGGTCAGCTGCAGGGGGATGGACGTCGAGCCGCCGGCCACCTGCGCCCTGGCAGTGGCCGCGATGGACACCAGCCCTGCCCCGTCCGGCAGGGAGGACGCCCCCAGGCCGAAGGTGATTGAGGACACGAACGTGGCGCCGGTCTTGGCGATGTAGGTGGCGTCGCTGGCGTCGCTCACGGCGGCCTGCTTGGAGGCGGCGCCGCCGGTGTTCACCCAGCCGACGTTGTCGGACACCACCGACGCCGGGTTGATGGTGACAGTGGCTACCACCCGTCTACCGCCTTCCGTTGGCCAGCGAGTCCGCCAGCTTCCCCATCGCGCGGTCCGCCGCGCCGTTGGCGATCGCCTGCACCTGGTCCGGCGTCAGGCTCTGCCCGGAGGCGTCCACCTGCACGGTGACCGCCCCGGGCTGGATCACGACCATGCTGCCGCCGGTGGAGCCCTGGCCGGCGCCGATGATCCTGCCGGTCGCGGCCCATATCTCCTTGGCCCGCCCGCGCCTGTCGAGGCCGAGTGGGATGAGGCTCTCGCCCCCGCTGCCCGGCTCGGCCCAGCGGTAGTACATCCCGCTGCGCGCGGCCGAGCCCAGGACGATCCCGCCGTCGGCCAGCCCGCTGGGCTGCTTGCCCTGGTCGAGGAGCCGCTGGTCGATGTTCACCTGGTCCATGTCGTGGCCGAGCTTGCTGAACAGGTCCGACTTGTGGGCCTGCAGGATGCCGACGACCTCGCCGATGCTCTTGCCCGACTTGCGGCTCAGGCCGACTATGCCCAGCTTGCCCTTGGACTCGTGGAGTAGGGCCGCCAGCTGGAGGGCCTCCTCCATAGAGGCGGCGTTCTTGTTCAGCCTGGCCTGCTCGGCCATCTGCGCGGCCAGCTGCTGCAGCTCCTCGGCGTTCATGCCGACTGCCGCGGCGGCCAGCCCGCCGGCCGCCTTGTAGCCCATGGCCGCCAGCTGGGCGGCGATGTCAGAGTGGCCCATGCTGACCAGGATGGCCAGGTTGGCCTGGAACTGCTGCTGGGCGGCGATGTCCTGGGCCATGTCCTGCTTGAACATGGCCATCTGGATGGCGTGCAGCTGCTTGGCCATCTCCTGCATCTGCTCCACGGAGCCCTTGGCGAGCTGCTTGATAATCTCCTGGCCCTGCTCGCCCATGTCCTGCAGGGCCGCGACGACGTCGGCGCCGGCGCCCTGGGCGACCTTCTGCATGTCGGCGCCCCAGGAGAGGGTGGCCTGGTACGAATCGGCCATCGCCTTCATGAAGTCCTTGATGCCGAGCATCGGTTTCTTGTAGTAGTCCTCCGCGGTGTCAGTCTTGGACTTGGACTGGCGGGCCTTCAGCTCCGCCTCGGCGTGGGCGCGAGCCTCGGCCGCCGCCTGCATCTGCTGGAACGTCCCCATGGGGTCGCCGGCCACGCCGCCCGCGTAGTAGCCCTCGGTGCCGGCCGCGCCCTGCGAGGTCTCCCAGAGCGCCTTCTGCTCCTTGTACTCGGCCATGGCGTCCTCGCGCGCCTGCGCCTTGTCGCGCTCGTACTCGCGGCGAGCCCGCTTCTTCTCCTTGTCGTACTCCTCCTTGGCCTTCGCCCGCGCCTTGGCGTAGGCCTCGGCGGCCTCCTTCTTGCCGCGCTTGCGGAAGTGGAAGGCGGGGAACTTGAAGTCCTTGTACTGGAACTCGAACGGCGGGAAGCCGTCGCCCCCGCCGGCCCCCGCGGCCGCCGGCGCGGCACCCCCGCCGCCCCCTCCGGCGCCGTGCCACGTCTGGTTCCCGTGCCAGACCCCGCCGCTCGAGAACGACACGACGCCGGTTGCCGGGTCGATGACCCCCAGGCCGAACTTGCTTGCGACCATCTCGAGGATGGACTTGGACCGGGAGCGCTTGGACTGGGCGAGCGGGATGAAAGCCTCCCCGCCCGTGTTGCCCTCGGCCCACTGCACGAGGCCCTCGCCGAAGCCGGGCTGGATGCGGGCCTGCTCCGGCAGGCGCGCCATGCCGCCGGCCGCGAAGGACTGCAGGCCGAACACGCCCTTGGCGTAGTAGCCGCCGTCGGCGTTGCCGGACTTGTTGACCGTGCGGTGGACGGTGGTCACGGTGGCCGTGGTGCCGTCGAGGTCGACGGCCGCCGCCTTGGTCCGGTGCAGCTGGGCCTCGGCCTCGGCGGCGCCGGGCGCGGAGGTGTCGACTGTGGGGCTCTTCTTGTCGACCTCGTCGGCCTTGTGGCCCAGGGCGTCCAGCTCCTGCTCCGCCTTGTCGCCCTTGACCCCGGCGGTCGCCGTCGGGTCGCTGTGGGCGAAGGAGTCCATGACGTCCTGGAGCTCCTTGGCCTTCCGCTTGCCCTTGTCGGTGAGGACCGACGGGGTGACCGTGGGCGTGGAGCCGTCGAGGTCGTCGGCCTGCTTCTTGATGCCCTTCAGCATCTGCTTGACGTTGGGCCCGCCGTGCTCCTGGATGAGGGTCTCGACGAGCTCGGGGGTGAGCTTGTACTGCTTGAGCAGGTCCTTCATCGCCGACGCGGGGATGTGCGCGGCGTCGGCCACGGCGATCAGGGCGGCGCGCCCGGAGAGCAGGGTCTTGGACAGCGTGGCGGCGCCGTCGCCGTTCTTGGCCTGGGCGACGAGCAGGTCCTGCAGCGCCTCTATCTGGTCCTGGATGGCGAGCCGGTTCTTGCCGGCCGCGAGGCTGTTGCCCTCGATGCCGGACTTGGACTCTATGAGCTCCTTCTTTAGGTCGGCCAGCCCCTGCCGCCAGTTGATGCCGGCGGCGTCCACGCCCATGGCCGCGCCCATCAGCGCGTCGAGCGCCTTGTCCAGCTCGTCGGCGGCCTTGGAGGTGTCGCCCATGGCGGTGTCGACGGCGCCCAGCTTGTCGACCAGGTTCTGCTGCGCGTCTGCGGTGTCGGCCGTGGTCCCGCCCAGGTCGGCCATGTACTTCTTGACCGTGAGCACCTCGTCGGTGCTGAGCCCGTCTGACAGGTCGACGCCCAGCTGCTTGAGCTTGGGCCCGAACTTGGTGACGACCGCGTCCAGCTGCTCGAACGCCTGGGCCTGGGCCTCGGCGCCGTTGAAGCCGTTCATGTCCTCCATCAGGCGGTTGATGTCCGCCTGCGAGGTCTTCTGGTCGTCGAGCGTGGCGATGAGGAACACGGCCGAGTTGCGGAAGTTGTCGAGCGCCGTCTTGGCTGCCTCGAACTTGCCCTCGACGTCCGAGTCGATGAGCCCCAGCGCCCGGTAGTTCTTGTCGATGCGCAGGACGTCGTCGGCCAGGTCCCCGAGGCCGTCGACGTGGCCCAGGTCCTCGGCGCGGCCGTAGAGCTCCTCGTACTGCTTCTTGAGCTGCTCGACGCCCTCGACGGCCGACTTCATGTCGAACTCTTCGAACGACTCCTGGACGCCCTTGTTGGCCTCCTTGACCTCCTTGGCGGCCGAGTGGTAGGACTCCCAGGCGATGACCGCGGCCGTGATGGCCGCCACCACGGCAGCCGCCGGGGCTGCCGCGATGAGGCTGGAGGCCAGGGCGCGGGCGCCGGCGGCCGCGCCGGCCATGCCCTCGATGAGGCTGATGAGCGCGAGCACGAGCCGGTCGGCGATCATGACCGCCGCCTTGCCGGCACCGCCGGCGAGGTTGACGGCCAGCGCCACTGCCAGCACGATGACGGCGCCCCGGTTCTGGGCGAGCATGTCGGTCAGCGGCTCGAGGACAGCCATGAGGTCGTTGAACACCTCGGCGGTCGCGCCCACGGCCAGCTTCGCGAACGGCTCGACCAGGGCCCAGACGGCGGAGCCGAGGCCCTCGAAGACGTCCCACAGGTTGCCGACGACGTCGACGAGGTCGGCCATGCCGGGGCCGAACTCGTGGCCGAGCAGCTGGGCGACGTCGCCGATGCCCTGGCCCAGGCCCACGGCGCCCTTGGACAGGGCCACGACGGCGGGGATTAGCTTGACGCCGACGGTGATGGCGGCGGCGTCCACCTGGTTCTTGAGCAGGACGAGCTGGTTGCTGGCCGCCTTCATCTGCTCGTTGAAGACCCGCTGGGTGGCGCCGGCCCTGGCGTTCTTGTCCTCGATGAGGTCGGCGGTGCGGGCGTAGTTCTCGCCCTCGTTGGCCATCAGGGCGAAGGCGCCGCGGGCCGCGCGAATCTCGGGGAAGAGCTTGAGCAGCTGGGAGACGTTGCCGCCGGTCGCGACCCTGATCCGCTCCATGACCCCGCGAAGGCCGTCCTGCTTGATGGCCGCCTCGCCGGACTCGTAGCCGAGCTGCTGGTAGAGGGCGGCCAGGGCCTTGCTGGGCTGGATGAGCTTGGTGGTCAGCTGGTTGAGCGAGGTGACCGACTCGGCGCCGCCGATGCCGGCTAGGGTCATGGCCGCGATCGCCGAGCCGACCTCGTCGATCTGGACGCCCGCGGCCGAGGCGGTGCCTACCACGTTGCCCAGGCTGCTGCTGAGCTCGTCGAACGTGATGACGCCGGCGTTGACCGTCTGGAACAGGGTGTCGGAGACGTCGGCCGCGTCGCCGGCGGAGAGGCCGTAGGCGTTGAGGGTGGCCGCGATCGCGCGGGCAGACACCTCGGTGGTTGTCAGCCCGGCGGAGGCTGAGAGGGCCGACGCGTTGAGGACCTTCATCGCGTCGGCGCCGGCGAAGCCGGACGACTGGATGTCGTACAGGCCCTCGGCCAGGGTGGTCGCCGACTGCGGGAGCCGCGTCGACATGGAGATGACCTGCTTCTCCAGCGATGCGAAGTCCCGCTCGCTGAGGCCGGCCAGCGAGTTGACGTTGCGCATGGCCTTGTCGAAGGCCATCGCCTGGCTGACCGCGTACAGCAGGCCGGCACCCGCGGCCAGCGCGCCGCCGGCGAGGCCGACCTTGAGGGCGGTGCCCCACTTGCCGGTGCCGGCTACCGCGCTGTCGGCGGTGCTGAGGAAGCTCTTGACGAGGCCTGACGACTGGAGCAGTGTCCGCTTGAGGCTGGTGTTGTCGGCGCTCAGGAGGACCTGGATGTTCTGGTAGGCGCCGGTCAGCATCTGCGGCCTCCTATGCCAGCTCCACGCTCTCCACGTCGTCCGCCAGCTCCCGTGGCACCAGGAAGGCCTTCAGGCCCCTCTGGCCGCGCTCCTCGGCGTCCCTCAGGTGCTCCTGCTCCTGCGCCAGGAGGGCGCACCCGCGGCACTCCTCGATGTGGCCCACGTAGGCGAACTTGTCCGAGGCCCATTCTTCCTTGCGCGTCCCGCAGCCGCGGCACACCTTCGCCTGCTCGCGCCGCCACGCGATGGCCTTGTCCTGGTCGACCGTGTCCCAGGCCAGGAACTGAGAGTGCGGGATGCCCAGGGGGACGCAGTAGTCCAGCTCCTCTCGGAGCCGCGCGTCCCCCCACATCAGTTTCCCAGCTCGGCCACCCGGCTGCCGGTGTTCACGGCCATGACGCGGTCCTGCAGCTCCCGCAGCTCGCCCGGCCCCCAGGCCTTGCTCCTGAGGACCTCAGAGTCCCACTCCTCCGGGGTCATCTCCCCGGGGTCGACCGACTCGGACAGCAGGGCCGGCCAGAACGTGTCCGGCTCGAACTGGGCCTTGTGGGCCTTGGCCTCCTCGCTCTCCGGCGGGTGCTCGCGCACGAGCTCCTCGAACCTGACCCGGCCCACTGACACGATGTGGAAGTGGACGCCGGCCTCTGCGACCTCCGCGCGGACGGCCTCGAGCTTGGACTCGGCCTCCTCGATCTGCTCCTCGTCCCCGGTGAAGAGCGCGAGGCTGTGCTGGCTCTCCGCCTGCTTGAGCCGCCGCGCCTGGGCGTCGTCCGCCGGCACGTAGTAGTCGTCGCTGAGCGCCTGCTTGCGGCGCACCTGGTCCTTGAGTCCCACTGTGTTCCTCCCGTGAACGAACGAAGCCCAGCCCCCTCATGCGGGGCTGGGCTCCATCCTGGCGCCCGGGGTTACGGGACGACTGCGTTCTGCGTGGGCTTCGCCGTGATCGCGAACCCCACCTGGAACTGGGCGGCGGTGGCGTCGAGCGACCACTCGTCGTTGACGCCGGTGCTGGTGGCCGGCCAGACCTCGCAGCGCTTCGTGGCGACGTCCCCGTACGGGAACAGGACCACGAAGCCCGCGGTGCCCTTGGCGACCGCGGCCCTGATGGTCGTAGTGGCGTCGTCGTCGTAGAAGTTGATCGACGAATCGCCGGCCGCGTCGGGCCCGGCGATCTGGGCGTCGAAGTTGGTCGCCAGGTCGGGGACCGCGATCGGGCTGTTGTTGAACTGGAACCCGTTGATCGCGGCCACGGCCGGCGAGAGGTCGGTGCCGGCGGTAATCTCCGGCCTGGTGGGGCTGGTGCCTGCGACGGCGGGGAGGAACTTGATCTTGCTGACCCCGCGGCGGAAGTAGCGTGCCATCTGCTGTGTCTCCTCAGCTCTGCTGGTTGTCGGTGCCCGCGGCGGGGCCCTCGCCGGCGTCTCCGCCGGTCTGGTCGGTGGTGGCGTCGACGACCTCGACGCCAACGCCCGAGCCGTCGTCGGCGTAGTGCTCGACCTCGGGCTCCGGCTGGGAGAACACCTCGGTGTCGCCCGGGACAGGCGCGGCGGGCTCGGCGAAGGTGTCGCCGTACAACTTGACGACGTCGGACTTCTTCCGCTCGCTCGCCGGGTACTCGGCGCCGCGGTACGCGACCAGGGCCTTCAGCTCGTCGAGCTTGAGGTCCTTCTCCAGGTCGGTGACCTTGCGGCCCAGCCGCTCGCTCGCCCAGGCCTCCTCCTGGCCCAGGATCACCCAGCCCCGGGGCGCCCAGACGGCGTTGAACACCGACTCGTCGACGACCTCGGCGACCGCCTCGATGTCGGGGTGCACCATCTTCAGGTTCGGCATGTCGTCCTCACTGCCTGATCGACGCGACCTGGACGGTGGCCCCGGTCGCTGAGTAGTTGACGGACGCCAGCCCGGTCGCCGGGTCGGCGAACTGGGCGGCCTTGATGGGGCCGATGATCCTCGTCGTCGCGGTCGGGACACTGGCGACCATGTCGTGGATCACGCCCTGCGAGCAGGCGCGCTTGCCGACCACGGTCACGGTCACGGTGCTGCCCGACGTGTTGGCGACCTGGACGTAGGTGTCGTCTGTCGGGATGACGGTGTCGCCGGCCGCCGCGGCGCGCGGCGCGGTGGACACGCCCGCCGGGGTGACCACCGCCTCGGGGATTGCTGCCACTGGGGCTCCTCTGCTCTGGGCTCAGCTCGTCGTGACGCTGATCGCGAACGTCGCCGGCGCGGTCCACACCTCGTTGGGCCTGTCGCCCTCTGGTGTCGCCCCCGCCAGTCCGATCGCCACTCTGTCGCTCACCGTGAGGCCGGCGGGGGCATTCTGCGCCGCAGCGTACGCGCCACCGGCCGCGCGGCCGGACACCCGCTCAGCGGCCCTTGACTGGAGGGCCTCCGCCTGCTGCCTGGTCCGGCCGACGGCGTCGACCTGGTAGACGTAGGTGGCGTCGCCCTGGTGGGCGCCCAGCGGCGGGCCCGCGTAGCCCCCGCCCGGGATGCTCCAGACGACCAGGTACGGGTAGTCGAGCTCGCCCTCCGGGGCCGCGTTGTCGCCGACGCCGTACCCGTTGGGGTCGGCGGCCAGGAGGTCCACCAGCCACTGGGTGGTCGCGGACCTGTCGGGGGTGCTCACAGGGCGATCCTAGGCGATCGCCTTGAACGCCGCGACGAACTCCGGCGCCGTCGCCTGCAGGGCCGGGCCGAAGTGCGGGAAGGGCGGCTGGTTGTATACCCGGCCCAGCGAGTCTGCGCCGTGGAAGCCGAACTCGAGCCGGCGGCCCTGCGGGCTGTTGGTCCCGACCACGGCCACGAAGACCCCGCCCTCCTCCACGTACTGCACGGAGATGGACCTGCGGTAGTCGCCGGTGACGACGTTGGGGCCGGGGCGCCCCGACGCGTTCCTCATGACCCTGGTCCTGAGCAGGGCGCCGTGGTGCCTGACGATGGCCCGGGTCCTGGCGTCGCTGGCGGCCCTGAGCGACAGGAAGCTGGCGGCCACCGCAGCCTGGCCGGCGACCCGGACGCCCACCGAGACGGCGCCCTCGGCCACTAGTCCCCCTCGGTGCGGATGCGGAGCTCGGCCGCGTACGACGCCTGCACGGCGAAGGTCTTCACGACGGGCGCGGTCACGGCGAGCACCAGCCCGACGGCCTGCGGCATGCGCCTGGAGTAGGCGACCAGCACGAGCGACCCGGCCACGAGGAGCGGGGCCGACAGCGGGAGGTCGACCCGGTAGCTGGTCTCCGACGTGGGCTCGCCGGCCACGACCGGGTAGCCGGGCCCGCCGATCGGCTTCAGCTTGAACGGTGCCGGCTCGAGGGCGGTGCCGTAGACCGGGGCGGCGGCCAGCTCCTCGATGCGAAGTGTGGCCGGGTCCATGGCCACCGCCCCGGGGTCGAACGGGGGGTAGACGACGCAGAGGTCGTCCATGAGGCCCTCGACGATGCCGGCGGCCCCGGAGAGGTCAGGACCCGCCACTGGCGTACCCCCTCAGCACCTCGAGGGCGGCCTGGCCGAACGTGGCGGGGCCGCCGAGCTCCATGGCCTGCATGCAGGCCCGCTCGAACTCTGCCGCGTCGATCGGCTCCAGGAACCGCAGCGCCGCGTCGGCGGCGTCCTCGTGGACCGTCTCCCTGACGTGGACGTAGCCAGTGAACCCTAGCTGCTCGGGCATGGTCCCCGGCTTCAGCTCCAGGTAGAGCCTGGGCAGCTGGCCCTCCTCGTGGTCGACCGAGAACCTGCTGATGTGCGGCGTCATCTCCTGGTCGCCGACCCAGACGCAGGGGGTCGTGAGGCCGGCGGGCTCGTACCTGACTGTCTTGGGCTCTGGCATGGGGCAATGGTGGTGCCCCAGGAGGCCAGAAAGGTCCCTCTGGGCCCCGTACCCGCCGCCGGCTGCTACTTGCCAGCCCGGCGGGCCACCGCGTCCCCGACGGCCCTCACGAAGCGCTCCCGGGCCTCCCGGAGGGGCTTGCTGGCCCCGGGCACCAGGGTGGGCCTGCCGGCCGGGGTCATGTCGGCCAGGCGCTCCCCCGCCGCGTACCAGTCCGTCACCGTGACGGCCGAGGTCTTCTTGTCGACCAGGATGATCGGCTCATCTGCCGTGGCGTAGGCCTGGTCGCCGCCGAGGAGCCACTCCTCGGCGCCGAGCCGGACCCGCCAGAACCAGGCGTCCTCCTGCCCCTCGTCGGAGGCTGCCCACGTCCCGCCGCCCGGGGCCCGCCAGCCCTCGGCCCTGGCGTGGGCGAGGGCGGCCTCCTGCGCGTCCTTGAACGTGCTCGCCGGTGCGCTCACTCCAGGTGCCCCTTCAGCTGGTCGTAGGCCCGCAGGTCGTCGAGCCGCCCGTACATGATGTTGTGGCCGGCCCCCGAAAACAGGTAGTTGTCCGAGGCCGGGAAGGAGGCCCCTGTCTGCGGGTCTATGAACCACACCTTGTCGCCCCGCTTCTCGACCGAGAAGATGTGCCCGCCCCGGCGCAGGCCCGTCTCGTACTGGACCATCACGAAGCCGCGCCCGCCGTCGGGCCACTCGGCCTTGATCCGGTCGACCAGCTCGGCGCGGTCGTAGGCGGTCCTGTCGACGACGGCCCGCACGTCGGCGCCCCAGTCCTCGAGGAAGTCGCCCACCGCGCGGCCGGTCCTGCCCGGCTCCAGGGCCGCGGCGGCGACGTCGTAGCCCCGGCGCCGGAGCTCGTAGGCCGTGACCGCGTTGGTGCAGTTGACCCGGTACTGGGGGGACTCGGCGAACCTGGGGTTGGCGCCCTTGAGGGCCGTCGACGCGGAGCGGTCCTCCAGCCTGGCCAGCTCCCTCAGGAAGCCGGTCTCGCTGGTCGCCGCGTCGGCGGCCTCGACAATCCCGTCCGGCGGGAGCTTGGCGCTGGCGCCGCCGCCCTTGACCTTGGGCGGGGGCGGCCAGCCGTCGGGCTTCC